GTGTCGGGCCACGCCACACTGGGGTGGGGGTCTAGGAGACTCCTTACCGGGGGGTTATGGGCCGTTTTCATGTGCGCGGCATCTTGTGCTTATCTCTGCGTGAATTGATATGCGGAGGGAACAGGCCGCACGCGTCACCGTTCACGCTCGATCGTATCTGACGCGCACGCTTCTGTGCCCAGATGTGCGAACGTCCATACATCCGGGCGATGGTGCGTGAGTCGAGACAGCCAGGGAGAGACAGCGCCCACCTGATCAGCTCGACGTGGCGCCTAAAGTGGAAGGAGTTCGTCAGCGACAACGCATCCATGAACGCCTTGAGCATGACGCCGACGTGATCGCGTGAGATGAATGAGTCGACCTCAGTGCGGTGCTCATCAGTCGTAGGATTGAACGCCCACTTAGGATGGTTAGCGTCGATGCAAAAGACGTGCCGACTCTGGACCATCTCGCGGTAAGGCAGCACGCCGGACTCTCTCATCTTCTCCTGGACCTTCTTGGGCTGGGCAAAGAACCATGCGTCAAACGACTTAGCCTCCTTTGTGGGAGCCGTTAGATCGTTGATGCTGGCCTTGGTCACGCACCGTATCACAAAGGTTCTTACTAAGCGGGCAAGTGGCAAAGGTTAAGCCATAGCCCATCGAGCTGAAAGTCTATCATCCCATGCCTTCGCATCCTGTAGATGAGCGATGTGACTTTGCCTGAGTAGTCCAGGGATTGGCTGATGTGTTCTCGTAGCACGTCGGTGCTCAGTGTCTTGGGCCATGTCTTCATCTCCTCCCTGATTGCTTCGTTGTATCCGTGTTTCTTTTTGGCTGCCTGTTTGGTGGCCTCGACGCGATTGGCTTCCATCTTCTCCGGCATGGTCTTCCAGGCTTTCAGGCGGATCTTGGTCCAGCGGCGCTTGTAGGCTAGGAAGCGGAGTTGCTTGGGACTCAGTACCCTCGGCTTGCGTTGGTTCATCTCGGTAAGGTTAAATTGAGCCCCTTACGAGGGCGTCCCTTAGCGTAAGCGTAAGGGGTAAGCCCGAAGTACCCTTAACTTTAGTTAAGGACGGATGTTGAGTGGGATGTTGAGAGGGGGTGAATGGGTAGGGCATTGGGCGGGTATGAGGCAGTTACCCCTCAGTTGACCTTAAGACGCCTAGGAGAGGCCTTAGCGTGGCTGGAATCGCTATGCCTTGGGGCGACCTCGGTGTTGGTTTGGGAGGGGGGATGGCTGTATTCCCAGCGGATGACCCCCTTCTCGGCGGCGTGGCGAATGTAAATCTCGCCCTTGAACTGGTTCTCGTGGTCCTTGAGGCCGGCACGGCCACGGCGCTTGGTCAGGCCAAACTTGTAGATCGGCTCGTCGCCCTGGCATCGGAAGAGGACGGCCACCTCGCGGAACCAGTTGGTGAACTCCGAAGAGCCGAGGCCCGCGTAGGCTAGGTCGGCGGTCGTCTGGCCTTCCTTGTCAGCGGAGGCCTTTGGCTTCCCGGTGTGGTGCATGGCTACGAGGACGGCGCCTGTCTCAAGCAGGATCGGGGCGAGGTCATGGCGCAGGAACTTAGACGCCTGCTCTTGGTCAGAGACGTCGATGCCGGCGAAGGAGAGCAGAGGGTCGACGAAGACGATGTCGGCCTGATGGGACACGACTAGGTCACGCAGGGCCTTGGTGAATGTCGTGCCGGTGCTGACGGTGTCGCGGTAGATGGCGAGGGCGTCCCGCAGCTGGAATCGTTCGGTGGCGTCGATGTAGGCGCCTGCCATGACATCTTGTAGGGCCTCACTGATGTCGCCCGCGTCATTCTCGGCCTGTAGGACGATAGCCCTAAGCGGCTTGGCTGGCTTGATGCCGAAGAAGTCACGGCCAAGGCACCAATGCACGGCGGCCTGCATCATGAGCGATGACTTGCCCGTGCCGGACTGCCCGACGATCAGGAGTGAGCCACCCTTACAGAGCCAGCGGTGATTGCCGAGGACGGTGGTCGGGTCATCCTTACGCTCGAAGGACAGCAGGGCGTCGAAGTCCATGCGCTGCGGGCCGTGCTTTGTCTTGGAGCCCTTGCGCTTATCTGCCAGACGAGCATAGTGGTCGAGCAGTGTATCCGGGTCGGTGGCGTTTGAAGCCGCGTTAGATGCCTCACGGAGGAGGGCGGCGTCGGTAATGAGGTCGACGTGTTCAGGGCGATATGTCGACGCACCGGCATCGCTGACCAGGAGTGAGACGGTGGCAGCTTCCACAGGGGAGCGGGCCTCGCGTAGGCGTTGTGAGACGGTGAGCTCGTCGGCAGGGATACCATCGACAGCCAGGGACAATGCCGCGCTGAAGATGTCTTGATGGACGGGCTCGAAGAAGTCGGAGGGCTTGAGATTACTGGGAAGAGGGAGCGCGTCACGGAGGAGTATGCCGAGGAGGTGGCGTTCCGCCGGCACGTTATTCGGGGGAGTCATGGAAGAAGGGGTTGGGGTTTGTGGGCGTGGGTGCCCAAGGTCAAGATGCTTTGCGAAGGATGCGGTCTAGGTCGGCGGCTTGGTAGTGTGCGACCGGGCGAGGCGTCTTGTAGATGCGGGTGGCGATGCCTGTGCCGTCGATGCGATACTGGATACCGCGGACGGTGCGCCGGAGTTTGCCAGCGTACTGCGTGATCGTGACCCAGCCCTTGGGGGCCGTGAAGCGTTCGAGCTCCTTAGCTGCGGCGTGGGCGTCTGCCCAGGTCTTAAACTTGGGCGACAGGCGATACATCAGTATCCGCGCACCGACGCGCTTCTCTTGGGCAAAGCCAGCCTTCACGATGTTCTCGATAGGGCCACGAACACCGGCGAGTGTCTTCACGCCGATGAGGGGAATGACGTCCTTTGTCCTGATCCAGCCATCAGCTGCACGGTCGGTCGGGTCGCCCTTGAGCGCGGCGATGAGGCCAGCGGCGTCGAAGCGGCTCATCTCTTCTTCGGGGTGTAGACCTTGAGGTCGGTTTGCCATATCCAGTTGCGGCCAACCTTGTGGACGAGCCAGACCTTCCAGTCGTGCCCGTCGACCCAGCCAGCGGCAAAGCCAGAGCCCCAGCGGGACGTGGCTAGGCGGTGCGATGCGTACGCCATTGCGTCCTTCTGACAGAGACAGCCAGCGGAGAACGCGGCGCCTCCCTCGGCCTTGGTCAAGTTAACCTGGGCGAGCGTGTGGGTGTGGCCGTGGATCAGAGCGCCACCGCGGTCAGCGTAGTGCTTGCCCTGCTCGGCAGTAGCGTTGAGGCCGTGAGCGTAGCCGTGCACGAAGGCTACCGGGCCGAGGCGATAGACACCCTTCTCAGCGTGGTAGGGTAGGATGGTCTTGGCGCCGGCAGACTTGGCAGCCGAACGGATGCGGGCCTCGAGGTCGGCACAGTAGTCGCGGACGATGGCCGAGCCCGACGTATGCTGTAGGGCGATTGCCCGGTGCTCGTGATTGCCCAACAGGTAGACGGTGGGCTTAGTGCGAGCGAGGAAGTCTTCACCGCCCTGGATGTCGGCCATCAGGGACTCGGCGCCTTCGGCATCGTTGCCCACGCCGCGGCGCAGTGATCGGAAGTCGAAGCAGTCCCCGAGGTGCACGCGCACGGTCGGCTTGTAGTCCTTCATGAACTCGCAGAGGGCGTCGGTGGCCTCATCGTCGGCCATGTCGCCGTGGTTATCACCGAAGGCCACGAAGCGGATGGGGGTGCTCATTTGTTGTTTAGATGAGGGATGGGCTGGCCGGAGTCAAAGGCCGCAAGCATCTCATCACGGCGCTGGCGGGCGGTCAGTAGGTCGCCGCCGATGTTCTCGACGATGTCCGTGCCGCGTCGACGAAGGCGGAACCAGTAGCAGTCGCCCAGGCGTTGCAGGTGGTGGTTCGGGTTGTCGGTGATGACGCGGTCGGACTTGCGATGGCCCTTACTGACGGTGTACTTTGGACAGGTGAGCAGGAAGGCAACTCGATCAGGGGACAGGCCGACCTTGCGGGCCCATATCAGTGTCTCTTGGGTCAGAGTCTCCATGACTTGGCGAGGATGCGTCCCTCGGACATGATTTGCTGACGGGCGTTCGGCTTGAAAATGTATTCCTGGTCGAAAAGGTGAGCAGCGCGTATCTCGGCGATGCTGTCGAGCTCTTCATCGTTGGCTGGGCCGACGCCAGCGGTCGAAACGTAGACAGTGCGGACCTTCCAGCCCTTCTCCCAGAGGATGTCCTGGCAGACGCGCAGCTCGTTGATGTAGCGCCAGTCGGAGCAGACCACGGTCTCAGGGGCGACCTGATCGTGGTGCTTCATCACCGGCACCCAGTTGGCGAAGTGGCGGGCGAAGACATCTTTGTCGAGGCGCCGAGCGAAGCGACCCATAGCGACGAGGGCGTCACGGTTCTCGCATTTGAAGTCCTCGGCCATGAAGTTGCCCTCAAGGCCAAGGTAATCCATGAAGTGATTGCCGGCCTCTTTCAGCGCGTCGGCAAAGTTAATGTGCTCGGCGGGGCGGGTGCTCCATTCGAGCAGGCCCGAGGCCAGCGTGTCCGTCCCGGCCCTGGAAAAGCCCGAGATCAGGACGAGCGTCGGGGCGGCCATCGGCGGGGGTGCTTCGGTCACGGGGTTAGAAGTTAACGCCTTCGGGCGGCAGCGCGTCGGGGACGGTCGGCTTCTGGGAGCCCTTGGGGTACGTCAGCTTGTACTTGTATTGAGGCTTGCCGTTGTACTCGCCGTTCTCTTCGACCTCTACGCCGACGAGGATGGTCTGACCGCAAGCGGGGCCGATGTACTCAAGGTACTCTGCCGCGGTAGCGTCGAGCCTGATCTCGTTGGTGTACTTGCCGGAGAACTTACCGACGAGCATGGCGAGCGCCTTGCCGTACTTGGAGGAGAAGTTCTTCGACAGGCAGAAGCCCTTGTCGTCGACGAAGAAGAGGCGGGCGGAGCAGGTGCCGTCTTCCCAGACCTTGACCTTCTCAAACTTCGGCTTGATGAGCTTCAGCTTGTAGGTTCCATTGGTCGAGATGGACGTGAGGGGCGGGCGGTCGTTATTTTCGGTGGTCATGTTGGTATTAGGCAAAGGTGATGGCAGTGGAGGTGGACGGTCCCTTGATGTCGATGACCTGGACGGCGTCACCGTAGGCCGGCCATTCGCCGAGCGTCGTGCACTCGCGGTAGGTCTGCAGCGCCTTCTCGAAGTCGGAGACGGCGTAGGACATCAGCTCGGGCCCGATCTCCACGACGGCGGTGGCGTAAGGCGGGGCCTTCTCGATGAAGAGGAAGCGGAAGCCTAGCAGTCGGCGCTCAAAGGCGGTCTCGAAACACAGGCGGTAGAAGTAGGCTTGGAGGTTGTAGCGGTAAGCCCGAATGGACTTGAGGATGCCGGCAGGGGACGCGTCCTCTGTGGTCTTCAGGTCGTAGAGGTAGCCGTCGGTGCCCACGCCGTCGATGGCGCACTTGAGTTGAACGCCGCAGTGATCGGTGGTGAACATGAACTCGGTCATCTCGAACTCGACGCCCATTCGCTCAAGGGCGAGTTTGGCGTGAGAGGCGATGAGATGACACTCGGCGGACTCTTCGTAGGACACGACGGTCTGCCCAGGCTTGAGGCTGGACTGGAAGGCTTCATAGGTGGCCTTGCCGTCCTTGGTGCGGCGGTCGCAGTCGGGGGCGGTGATAAACTTCTCATTGAGCATCTCGGGCTGGAGCACGGCGCAGTGAATGAGCGAGCCCATGCGGAGGGCCTTGGTCTCCTCGCGCTCCTGGTTGAGGTAGGCTTGATAGTGGGCCGGGGACTTAAGCAGCTCTTTGGCGCCGCTGTAGTTCAGCGCCTGGATGCCGTCGTAGAGGACGCGGTGGGTGATGATGTCGGGTTGGATTCGCATGGCGTGGTCTGGTTGTTGGTGTTGGGTTGTGGTGGAAATTAGAGGGCGTCGTCGTCGGGGTTGGCTCCCTCGACGCTGGCCGAGATGCGGCGCACATCTTCCAGAGCGGCTTCGGCTGCGTTCTCCATGGCCTCAAGCGTATTGCGGAGGACGCGCAGCTGAACGACGAGGACGTGCACTCGGTCGTGCAGGGGCTTCACGGCGGCGGCTTCGTCAGCCGTCTCGATGTGATCGGTGAAGACCTGTAGCTCAGTGATGGCCGAGCGGTTTAAATCCGAAAGGGTAATGATGTCGGCGTCGTGCTGTTCATAACGTCCGGCGATGTGCTGAACGGTGGCTAACGAGCCCGTGATATTTTGCACAAGGCGCTTGATTGAGTCGCGGTTGGTCATCGGTTGAAAGTAAGTTCCTTTATCTCGCCGTTAGGGGCAAGCGTGAAAAAGCGAACCTGTGACCGGGCAAGCGACGGGTGCGTCTTGCGCTTCCACAGGCCGAGGTCGGAGAGAAAGTCGGCGTGCTTGCGGGCGGTCATCTCAACATACGGGTAACCGTCAAGGAGCAGGAGCAAGGCATACTGGCCGGAGACGGTGCGGGCGATGCGCTCGATGCCTGCGGGGGTCGTGGTCATTCGCTTGTCTTAATCTGCTTCCACTTAGCGACCGTAGATTTCATAACTGCCCGTGAGATAGAGCAGGTGATCATGTCGGAGCCAAGGATGTCTTCCATGACGCGGGCGAGTTCGTTGCCAGCGTAGATGACGGCCTTCTGCTTGGCCTGTTCGGCCTGAAGAAGGTTGCCCTGGTGCATGGCGCCCATAGCGGCGGAGATGGGGTCGAAGGGGTTGAAGTCGGGCTGGCTCATTTGGTCAGGGGGCGAGGGGTGGGGGAGAAGGCAGGGGCAACGCTCGTAACGACCGCAGAGCGGAAGCCTGAGGCCTCTGAACCATTGTCATCTAGGTCGACACTAATGCCGCACGAAGTACTGACTGACATACGTCGAGCATAGGTAATTAAACCGCCAACCTGCTGGGCGGTGAGGGCATCGGCCTTCATCAGAAGAGTGCCGAACTCAAAGCGTTCGCCGGAAGCGTGGAGGAAGGCGGTCGAGACGCCAATCTTCCCTTCCTGACTGACGAGAGTCTGGATCAGGGCGAGGTTGTGTTTGAAAAGGATAGGCTTCACGGCGTCGAGCAGCGCGTCGAGGGACACGTACTTGGCGGTGAAGTTAGCCTTAACGACTTTGTTGGCTTTGACGTTGTCGAGCTCAGCGAGAGCGGCGACTAGGTCAGCGGTGGGGGTTTGGGATTTGGGCGTGGTGCTCATGGTGGGAAATTATTTGGCGTCGGTGTTCTTAGTGACTTCACCGGCCTTAATGGTGGCCTCGATGTCAGCCAGGGACATCCGGGTGTAGTCGGGAACGAAGAGGTTGTAGTACGTCACGCCGTTGCGGACGGTCGGGGTCAGGAGGCGGGCGACCTTCTGATCGGGTAATACGATGTATGACGAGTCGGCGATGATGCGGTACTCGGTCGGGAGTTTGGTGTCTTTCTTCATTGGATAGGGAGAGTTTACAAAGGGGAGGGTTTGACTGAGTTATGTTAACTCAGTTGATGACGCCGCGAGAGGCAGAGTCGAAGATGAGGAGGGCGTCGGCGTTCCAGAGCGTGACGGTCTGGGTCGGGAAGAGTTCGGCAGCGCGTGCCTTGAGTTTGTTCTTCCACTGGGTCGTGGTCAGTTCGCCCTTGGTGCCGCAGGTGTGCGTCTTCTGCCAGATGGCGGGACGGATGCGGTGAATCTTCCAGCCCATAGCGACGGCGGCGCCGTAGAGCACGCCCGTGTTCCACATCAGTTTACCGATGGCCGACCCGGGGATGTTCTTGCCGGCAAAGAGCGGGGGCTCCTCAAGGTAGAGGCTTACGTCCTTGGCCTTGCAGCTCAAGTCAGCGAGGAACTGGCAGACCTCGAAGTCGGAGCCTGGCATCTTAGCGCACTCGACAGGATCACCGTCAACCGACCAGACGATGCCACCGTTAACACCGGGGTCAATCGCTACGAGCAAGTGCATGGGCAAGACCCTTGTCACTTCCCACGCTGGGACAAGCGGAAAAGATTGCCGACGCGGAGGGCGTAACTGTTCGGGGCAAAGTTCCAAGACTTGGCGCCTTCGTAGCCACGGTTCCAAGCCAGGGCCAGTTGCTCAGGGGTCGGGGTCGAGTAGCCGTCAGCCTTGAAGCGCTTGCGGAGGATGCGGAGGTGGGCCGCCGCGATCATGTCCTGAGCGGTGATGTTGCGCCACTGGGACCACTGGTAGTGGAAGTGCTTCTCGGACTCAAGCAGGGCGTTAGCGTCGTCCCAGGCAGCCTTGCCCACCTGATACATACCGCGTTCACCGGCTTTGCCGATGGCCTTGCGGTTCTGGCCAGATTCAACCTGAGCGATGGCGGAGAGGAAGGCCGCGTCGGTCTTCGCCTCGGCGTTCAGGCCCAGCAGGAGCAGGGCGACGATGGAGAAGCGCTGGTTGATGGTCACGGCTGCTTGCCCTCCTTGGCGGCGGACCACGCTTTAATCCTATCTTGTCTTTCCTCTTCGCTCTTCATTTCAAACAAGATGAGGGCAGAGGCCATCGCATCTCCGGCCTTGCGGAGCCGCTCGACCTCGGCCTTGAGGCGGGCGTTTTTCTCCTGCAATCCTCCAATCTGATTCAGGTCGTGGACTCGCTCCTGGTGAAGTCGGCGCAGCTCGGCGGCCTTCTCCAGCAAGTCCTGCTTCAGCGCGACGATCTGGGCGTCCTGCTCCTCGATGGTGTCCCGGAGTCCTCGATTGCACCCCGACTTCTTGCACCCCTTGGAGCAAGTATGGATGCCGTCGTGCGGAGATTGGGCGACGGCTTCCTCCGCATTTTTGCGGAGATTGTCGATTATCTCCAGGTGCTGCTCATAGCAGACATAGGCTCCGTCCTTGCATTTTACCATGCGCCAGGGGAGACCCAAGCCTCGGGCTTTCGGGTCGTAGCGGTCGGGGGGACGGATGTTGCGGAGGACGTCGTCCTCGTGCTTAGTTGGTTTACGTTTGGTCATATTTGCTTAGTGTGGTTGAGCAATTGGAGCGTTCCGTAAACCGCCGTAGGTGGCGTGTTATTACCGCTCGGGAAGATTATGCGTCAGTTATGGCGTTTTTGGGGTGGATGTTACCGCTCGGTAATTTCAGCGGCGATAGGCCATCACAATCCAGACGACGATGATGATGGTCAGCAGTTCGCAAGGGGTCATTTGCATCGGCAGATTACTGAGGCGACCGCGGCTCCGCAGAAGAATCCGAAGGCTAGGCCTATGCCAAGCGGAAGGAGAAACCAAATGATGCAGGCCTGTCTGTGGATGCGTTCGCTCATACGCGTCTCGGAACTTGTGATCCGGCGACGAAGCCGTCGAGCTCGTAGGAGTATTGGATACCGACCCAGCCGCCAGCCGCGACGTATGCCTGGAGTGATACCTTCACGGCGCCGTCTTCGTGCAGCGCTTCGTGGTAGTGGTTCAGTATCTTCTTCAAGTTGGTCGACGCGATGGCCGACTTAGCGGAGCAGATGTCCCCGGTCATGATGCGCTCGTTGACCTCGTAGATTTCGAGGATGAGGTTCCGCATCCCGTCGAGGTGCTTAAAGCTACTCATGGGGGTAGGCGTCCGGGGTGATGGCCGTGCCCTTGATGATGGCGTCGTCCTGATCGCGGACGCGGGCCTTGAGCAGCCTGATGTCGGCGGCCTGCTGTTCGATGATGCCGCGCTGGATGTCGAGGATGTCGTCGAGGCGGTCAGCGTAGGCCTTAACGGCGTTGGCGCTCATGTGCAGGGTGCGGGCGTAGGCCCAGGGGACGAGCCACCAGAAGGCGGGCATCTTGTTCGGTCGGATGGTTGTGATCATGTCGGGGGAGTGGGCGAGCGGGTCAGGCACGGGAGGAGTAAGGGCCACGGCGCTTGAGGTTGACCCAAGTCGTGCCGGTGATGTCGAGCCAGTGACGCAGGGTGGTGACGGTGGTCTCGAGCGCGGCGGCGGCATCGCCCTGAGACTTGCCGGCGGCGTTGAGCGCGGCGATCTGCGGGAGGATGGCCTGAAGGCGTCGAGCTGCGAACTCGGCCATCGGGCGCTTGAGGGGGAGGATGCGACCGGCGAAGGTCACGGTTTCGGTGTATGGGTGTCGTGCGTTGGGCATGGTGGGAAATTAGAAGCGGTTGATGATGTCCAGCAGGTCAGGGCCGTCAGCCATGATCAGGATGTAGACGGCCAGCGCGAGGCCAGCGAGGAGGGCGAGGAGTAGTTTCATGACAAGCACCTTGCCCGACTGAATTGCATTCGTCAAGCACCTTTCCACGCAAGTAGTCGCAACGGGGCTAGGGGGGTAATTAAACCCTCCCCCTAAGGTAATAGTTAATACCCACCCCCCAAGGGAGCAAGATAAGGGAATGGAGGGGGAACTAAGGTTCCTCCCCTCCTATCCCCTACCCTGCTCTGCTTCCTTGTACCCCAATAGACCCCTCTGGCTTGCCCTAGGAAGCCTTTTGACGGCGGGAGCGTAAGAAGACCGCCAACCCCACCCCTAGGCACCCCACAGCCAAGGCCCAGCCGAGGTCGCGGACGGCCTTCAGCGCTAGGGTCGCAGCTGAGAGACCCTGCTCGACGGTGGCAGAGTCGGACTTGATGCCCGCGTCCGTGACGATCATGACCAGGGCGTCCCGAGATTGGAGGGTGTCGAGGACGTAGCCGGAGATGTACGCCGACGACAGGGCCGCCACGCCAGCGAAGGCCGTGAGCAGCGTAACCGCGAGGAGCAGGTTAGCGCTTCCGCTTTCCTTTGGCAGGGGCTTTGCTTTTGCCATGGGGTTTCTTTGCAGTGCCGACCTCGGCGTCTCCCTTGTTCTTGATGTAACGCATCAGGTAGTCGAGGCACTCTGGCGCTGCGTAGCCGGCGGCACCGACGACGCCCATGCGAAGGCCTGGGCTCTCAATGTGATCGGCGATAGCGTAACCGACCAAGGCCGCGGTGATCGCGGCGGCGAGGACGCGGCGCACAACCCAACCCACGGAGACCGGCTCCTGCGAGAGGAGCAAGCGGGCCGTCATGGCAAGGCCGCCGAGGATGGACGCGATGACGCCGTCCTTCAGTTCCTTCGGGAAGGACTCGGGGTCGATGGGAGGGGGCGGGCTCATTTACGGAGGACAGTGGACAGCAGGCAGATGTTGGCGATGGAGTAGCACAGCCACATCACGGCCAAGGCTGGGCGATGGGCGAAGAAGCAGGCGATGCCGGCAGAAGCGTAGGCCACGGACGCAATCCCTGGGACGACGATGGTCGTGTAGATCTCGGTGGTCGCCGTATCCTTAA